GGACTCTGTATTTTACACTTCCGATATCTACTTTTACTGCGATGCCTTTTATAGCATGAATGGCATCCCCTGCATAATCATCCAGATTCTTGACTTCCGAATACCATCTTCCACCTGCGCAAACTTTGTAATAAACATTCTGCACTGTCGGATTCTTCTGTTGTGTCACAGGTGCTGCATATAATCCATAGATATCTCCGTCATTACAGTAAACTCCTGAGCTGAGCTTATATTTTGCCTGACCTTCCACAATTCCTATGATTCTGCCATAACCACTTCCGCCTGTCGCATATTCATATCCACACGGATCCGAAGAATTCCTGTAAGATGTTCCGTAAGAAACTTCCTGGCCAACGGAATATTTATTTGATGCTGGTGCTACTGTTACAGGCACACTGCCGGTCAGTGCTTTTACAATCGCTTCCGCGCAGCGATTCGCATCCCATCTGTCTGCATCGTCCTTATCATCCACGAAAGCACATTCAATCAGGACTGCCTGGGAATGAGTGTTGTTCAGAACATATAAGTTATGCGTCGTTTTAAATCCCCGGTTGGTATATTCCAATGCTGAAGCAATTTCCGCACAGATTTTTTCTCCGGTTGTTCTTGTATTATCGTCATATCCCCAGACTTCCACTCCGCCTGTGGAACCATTTCCGGCAAGGTCGTTCCTGCCGGAATTTAAGTGGATGGATATATCCAGACTGACATTATGTGCATTGCATTTCTGCACGATTGCGGAAAGATTCTTATTCTGCGTTGTTCCGGAGTCATCGGTGCAGTCATAGACTGTGTGCCCTGCTGCCCTCAGTAATTCTATCACTCTGTTTTTTACTTTTCTGTCCTCATTTACTTCATCCAGTAATGCAGCCGCTCCCCTGCATACAAGGGAGTGGCCGCCATGTACATTATATACTGCCATTTATTTTTCCTCACTTTCTTCTGAATCTTCTGATTTTGATTTTAAAACCGCGATTGCTTTTGTAATCACTGCCGGAATTGGAATCCCCATCAGTCCGGCATTTTCTGTTATGGATATTAATTCGTTGGCCATGAATCCGATGCAGACAACATCCCGGATATAAGTTGTGTTCATGACAAGATCCAGCCGGACTGCAATCAGGACATATAACAGTGTCACCCCTTTTTTACAAAGCCCCTTCCAGCCTGCATTGCTCTCTAATGCTCCGTTTTCTGTCTTGCTGGAACGTTTAAATACTCCTGCTACAATTAATCCGGTCGCATAATCGCAACACATGAATATAAGCAATGTTATAAATGCGGCATCCCAGCCGCCAAACAGCTTTGCAATAAATCCGCCTGCTACTCCTATTATCATACATACGGTATCTTTCATTTTTTTCCTTCTTTCTGTAAAAAAATTTGTTTTCTACTACTATTGTATGTCATCCTGCTGCAGGTGCTCTTATGTATCTCATTTTCTTCTCCTAACTTACATTTATCTCTATTCCTTCAAGATTCTGCGGATAATATATCACCATTGTATCTATCATAGCCGACAGAGTGATTTTCAGATTCAGCCTGCCGTCTGCATAAGTTTCCTCATCTAATTTCAATCCCGACTTTACACTCACATAATTTGCACTGATTATCTCTGTCGCATCCATAGTAACTGCACTTGTTGCATTTACTTTACTAATCCCATGTACAGTCCACAAAAACGGCATCCTTCCAACCTGATCTTTTAAATACCCGGATAAAAAAATCAGGTACGGTGTCTTATAGTAAGATGAACCGCCATAATTTCCCACTGTACATGGAATAATCATTTTCAGAGTATTTCCTCCTGCAGTCTGCTTTGTTCCAAACACAAGACTTTTCTGAAGTTCTTCTTTCGTTGCTGCACCGATTTTCTCTGTTGTTATGTTTACGGTTACCTCACTGTCTCCTGTATATGTTTTCTTTTCATTTCCTATATTTAAAATTAAGGATTTCGGATTCTTCATCGTTTCTGGAAAATTCTCTATCTGATCTTTTGTATGCTTATGCACCTTTTCCGCTTTTCCATCCACCAGTTTTTTCAGAACTTTTCCCTGTGCTGCTGCCAGCGATTGCTCTATGCTGTCACTGGTCAGATTGTTCTGGATGCCTCTCCAGGTGTCTGTGAATTTTGCATCTGCCGGAACCGCTTTATATACACTTGTATGAATCCATGCTCCCCAGTTTCCATTGAATCTTGTCCGTTCGTACCGCTTAGATTCCGCCGCGAGACTTCCAGTCATTTTATAAGCAATCTGCCGGACAAGTTTGTCATCTTTTGCCAATACCAGAACACACACTGTTCCCTCTTCCGGTGCATTGGTTCCGTTTACAGCCATATACCATCCATTTTCTGTAACTGCATTCCAGTCTGTTACCGTTTCACCGACAGCTTTAAGCCTCATCTGTGTTCCTGTCATTGCCAGTCCCTTACCGGCGGTATAAGTTGTATTTGTATTTTCCGCCGGTATTCCAAGCTTTACGATATCTTCTTTTGTCACTTTTGCCGCATTGTTCACATGCCCGGATGCATCCACTGCTACTTTATAGAATCCACTCTGTACCGCCTGATACGTTGGATGCGTATATTTATTTGCACCGTCTGCGATGCCGTCCAGTTTCTTTTTATCTGCGGCAGCCATCAACCCGTCTGCCGCAGTGGTTGCTTTGCTCTTACTGGCTCTTTTTGCTAATTCCGCATCTATGATATCCGCATTTTCATTCAGATCTTCTATCCTTACCTCATCCGTTCCGGAAGGCTTTTTTAATTTATAATTTCCTGTTGTCAGCATTTCTTTCCTCCATCATCGTTCTTAATTCACTCCAGGTACGTCCTTTTAATCCATTCCAGGTATATCCGTTTAATTCGTTCCAGACAGTGTAACGGTATTCAAAACTGTATGCAAGATGTGCCGGTTTTATCTCTTCAATCATGTCAATCATTCCCTGCATATTCCGCGGAATCCCTTTCACACCAATAAACCTTATTACAAAGCGGTTTTCTTCATTCTTTTCTATTACCGTCACATCGCCTCCGGAAAATATCGATGCCGTATTTTCAATCATCTGCTTTGTTGTTGTTCCCTGTCCGCAAAGTTTTGCAACCAGAATCTCTCTGCGTTCCTCATAAGTCTGTGATATGTCCGTATCAATTCCAAACAGCTTTTCCCACTTATCCAGCCCCCAGGTAGCCGTTGTAATAAAACACTGCTCTGTTACATCTGTCAAAGCCTGATATAACTGTCCGATTTCATAGCCCTCACTATGATATAGCTCATACATCTCTTTTAACCGGGTAACAACTTGCGGAACTATTTTCGTTAAGTCTTCATATATCTCTTCCTCTCCGCTTCCTGTTTCTGCCGCATATTCTATGATTCCATATTGTTTTTCACCATACATATCCGCCTCATCTCCTTCCTGTTACTATGACTGCGGATAAATTGCTTGAAATTCCAGCCCTTCCCCTACGGTATATTCAACCGCAATCCAGTCATCTTCATCCGATGCCTTTTTCAATGTTATCGTTACCAGCATACTGCCTGAACTGTATACTGCCGTGGCATCTTCTATCATTGCTATATTTGGCAGGTTTGTTTTATAAGTAGTCGAACTGGTTGCCGTTATCGCAAAATCAACTACAGTTGCTGATATTGCCTTCTGATGGCAGGCAATCCGTATATAGTCCGTCAGGCTTACAACTCCGCCCGCCTGCCCGGAACTCTTCAGGGTAAACTGGAATACCCCTGTACTTTCCGCATAAAATTTCCTGCTTACTCTGTATTTCGCTTCTATGTCTGTCATATCTTCCGGAGCTTCCGTGTAATCGCCAGCCCGGTTTCCTCTTTCCAGTTTCATACCACAGATCTGATATTCTTTTTCCGGATCCAGTGTGAGAAAAGAAACCGCACTCCGGCTTCCATTACTGTAAAAACTTGCCCATACACGGGTCCATTTCTTTGATATGAGTGTAATTCTTCCCGTTGTACTCACACGGTTACCATAACCACATTTCAGCTGACTGCCTTTTATATATCTGACCGCCGACAGTTTCACCTTTTCCCCGGTAAGATGTACGACCATCGGAGTTCCATCCAGATTGCTTAGTTCAAATTCCGTTGTAACACCAGAACATCTTCCCTGTGCATTACATTCAAAGACTACATTAAAATGGTTCTGCTCCCTTTTCACCATAACCATGACTCCGGCTTTTTTCATATATGACGATGCAAGCGGACTTCCCCTGAATCTCGGATGCTTCTTGTTATTTGCATCAATAATGCAGTCTCCGGTCAGCTCCCAGTTTCCATCCGTCCATCCATAGGCATCCGATCTTAAAGTCACAACTTTCGTTCCCTGAAAAATCTCAAGCGAAAAATTATTCCATGCTGCCGAAACATCCTGTGACTCATTCAGGAAATAATAAATTACATCCCATTCCTTTCCATACATCATCATGTCCGTTGTATGGCTGGAAAATGCCTCTTCAATCGTAAGGCTCTCTGTCTGAACTGAGGGGTTATTGTAAGCCATCCCATAAATCTGAACACTGTCAGAAACACTTTTTACAAATGCTGATACTGTATAATATCCTGCCGGCAGTGTTATATCCTGTATGACATCATTCAATCCGGTCAATGTCTGTGCATAAAGCCCTTTCTGCTCTCCCTTTTCCGTAATCTGTGAAGGTTCTGTATAAAAATCATCCACCCAGTACTGATATGCCATTTTCCAGTTTTCGTTCTTTGCACCATTAAATTCTTTTGTGCCGGTATACAGATTTCTTCCACCTACCTGTATTCCGTCTATTTTTTCATTCAGAACTTTTCCCTGTACTGCTGCCAGGGAAGATTCCGTATCTGTACTCGTCAGGCTGTTCATAATTTCAGGAGTATTCTTCAAATCTTTGTATTCTCCGCTTACTGCTACTGCTGCCAGTTTTTCTTTTATCCAGTTCCATAAGGATTTAAATGGTCTCCTGTGATAGGTTGTGTGGGTTGTGCCTCCTCCGCTGTACTGGGATATAAAATAGTCATCATCCTTGGGTGCTGCCTGTCCCGCACTCAGGCCATTGAGCATATCATTTAAATTAATCGCCTTTACTGTGTTTTCCAGTTGTGTAATCAGTTCTTTCAATACTTTTCCCTGTGCTGCTGCCAGTGGTTTGTCCGTATCCGATGCTGTCAGACTGTTGATAATGTCAGTGACATTTACTTTACTCGTTGTCACATTCTCAATCAGGGTGCGGTTTGATTTTATGTACGCCACAATCTCACTTAACTGGTCCAGTGTTGTATCATCACTGTCTACCAGTGTATTCAGCCTGTTTGTCAGCTCTGATATCAGTTTTCTGATATCCGTATGGGCTGAGACTGCCGTATTATGCTGCTGAATCTTATCCGCAACATATTTTTCCATTCCTGCAAGCTTATTTTTTTCTTCTGTTGTATAATCATTCTCTGACAGCCCTTTCCCATCTTCTTTCTCTACCTTCCGGGAAATCTGTTCCGCAAGGACCTGCTGGCTCTGCAGCAGAATACTCTCCGACTCTCCTGCTCGTTGTATCTCTTCCATCAGATTCTCATTCAGTCCGTTTTCTGCGGTTTTCGCCCGGCTGATTTCTTCTGTAAGCATCTGACTCAGTTCATTTTCCTTTCCGGCTGCACGTTCTGTTTCCTTCCTAAGCTGTACCGTAATCTCTTTTTCCTGTGCTACTGCACGCTGCATCTCTGCTTTAAGATTTCTGTCCAGTTCATCTTCTTTCTTAACAGCCCTCTGCATTTCCTGATTCAGTTCCACCTGTGTCTTTACAAGACTATCCTGTAACAGATTGACATCCTCTGCCTCCACGGTGTCCCCATCCGTTTCATAGCTTATATATGCTTCCTGCAGTTCTGCTGAAATGCGAATCTGTCTTTTCCATGGAGTATCACTCGGAGTCGATAACATCCATGTATTTATCTTTTCTCCGGTAAGCTTTGGCCCGGTATATACATTTACTGTCTTTTCCCTGATGTTATCATGAGCAAGCAATGCCTCATACACTCCTTGCTTCATGTTTACATGTTCTTCTATGACATACACCCTGCCGGATATTTTGTTCAGTTTTTCTGTAAATGTGTTTATCTCCATACTTACATCACCTCCATCGTTATCGTTCTTACAGAAAACAGTTCTTCCTGTCCGACTTCAATATTTTTCTTTTCTCCATTCAGAATCAGGCTGTCATAATCCTCTACTCCGCTTATCTGCATCAAGAGGCTTCCTGCTTTTGCCTGACTTATATATTCCAGTCCAAATATGCTCTCCTTCAGGTATGCTTCCATATTGGCATGAAACTGGTTCCTTACATTTGTCAGATTCGTCGACTTTGCAATCTTTACATGCACACTGATATCCAGATATTTCTCCACACCGGATACTACGGTCACGGTTGCCCCGATCGGTCTCTTTTCTTCTATGATTTTCGCCACATTGTCCAGGATTCCCTGTCCTGCTGCCGTCCTGTTTTCATTTGCAATTACAATTTTCACGGTACCAGGTCCATCCCACAGCGGAAATATTTTTGCAGCACCAACCCCATTGCACGCCATTGCCCAGTTGTAATAATCATTTGCATTTCCACTCGTAGATGGCTTTCTTATTTTCTCAAACATACGTCTGCGAAGCTCCTCGTCTGTCTCTGCATCTGTGCCTTCCACTTCAATTTCTTTTAACTGTGCATAGGTAAGTCCGTTAATATAATCTACCGGCAGAAGTTCTCCTGTATATTCATTTCCTGTCTGTCCTGGTGTTTCACATTCCAACAGATATCTGTATTTTCCATCTGTCTTTTCAGAAAAGGATATCGCTTTGTATATCAGTGCCTTTTCTCCGTTTCCGGAAAATCTTGCTCCCTCCTGTATCTCTTTATCAAATTCTCCTATTCTTACTGCTTTCCCTGCCTCTTTTCTCTGTATGTGAAATGCCGCCGCAAAACGATCCAAATATTCCCCTGCAGAAGTATCCGGAAGAACCAGGTCAATAAAATTCTGAAGTTCAAAATACATTTTCATGATATGGTATGCCACCGGAGCTGCTGCATCATACAGGATACTTCCTTCCCTTTTATCCATATCCGCATCTGTCCGCTCCAGAATACTCTCTAATATATTTTCATAAGTTTTTTCCTCATACACTGACATCCACCTCCTGTTCTGTATCAATATCTCCATATACGGTATGCACAGTAAATGTTACAAGAATCCGTCCCCCGGCTTTCTGTTCAAACGTAAAATTATCGGCTGACTGTATCCTTGTATCCCATGTGAGTGCCTCCGTGATTCTTCTCTCCAGTTCCGGACAGACATAGGAAAACGGTTCTCCATACAAATCCACCAGTTCTATTCCATAATCCCAGGAATACACCGGATACTGATATCTCTCGGTATTCAGTATCTTATAAACAGCCTGTCTTACTGCCTCTTTTCCCTCTATCTTCCCACGCAGGATGGTTTCCTGCATCTTATAAGTCTTATCCGGCTGCTCTTCGATTTCAAAATCCTCTTTCAGGAATCCTGTAACTGCTGGTATCATATTCCTCCAATCCGGTCCGTTACCACATATCTCTGTCCGCCCTGCATCCGGAACAGAATCACTTCCTCTCCCTGTTTCAGGGCATTTTGTACACTGCCATCCTCTGTTTCATAATCTGTTACATTTCTTGTAAGAACCAGCTGTTCTTTCTCGAGAGTCATCTTCTGCTCTACCCGTATCCGCAATGGATTTACAGCAGTTACCGTTCCAAAATATATTCCTGCCGGCTTTGCTGCTTCTACTGCCTCCACTGCTGCCTTTTTTATTATTTTTACAAACTCCGCTGCATCAGGCAACGAACTCACCTCCTCTTAGTGTCAAATCCATCCAGTGTTCGCTCTCTTTATAGGTATGTGTTACTTTTTCTACAAGCATAAAATTCTTTACCGTTACATCCCCAAGATTCAGATGAACAGCTACCATGCTCCCTGCTCTTACCCGGCTGTCTCCTGCAGCATTGCTGATTTTTAGATTCCTAGTCTTTTTGTTATATAATTCCAGCAGACAGTCCGCCTTTACCTGACCATTTTCTCCTTCTGTCAGCGTATCAAAATACTGCAGCACTCCCCATCTGTTTATATTTGAGGAATCCTGTGCGATGTACACATCCCTGTATCCGCTGTCCTCATTATCATAGGTCAGCTTCACTTTATTGTAAGTATTATCATCTATGGAAGAAGTGTAATCATAGCTCTGCCCTGTCTGCTCATCTATCATCAGATAACTGTTTCCATCCCTGACATACATAGATGCTATATTTTTCAGAGTCAATGTTCCAAAATCATCATAAAGCACATACATTTCTTTCCGGTTCTGTATGGTCAGATCCAGTGCATTTTCTATCATTTCAAACAGGGAAGTATTTTCCTCAATTCTTGATTCTATAATAAACCCACTGTCTTCAATTACCCCTGTTCTCAACTGGTAATCATCCGCTATCATCCGGATTAATCCGGATGCCGTTTTGTCCGTATATACTCTTGTGTCTTTATTTTTCAAATATCGCAGCTGGTCATATGCTGTCACTGTTATGATCTGTTCTTCTGTTCTCTGCTGTTTGAATACATATCCAAAAAAGAGTTTTCTTCCTTCTGCTTCAAAACGGACCGCACTTCCTTCTGTAAAATCAGCAATATCATCTTTTAAGACCTTAAAGGTCAGTTTACCCGGAGTACTCCTTCTTTCCGTACTCCAGGTAATTCCCTCTTCCACTGCCGGTCGGTAGATTCGTCCACCATCCACATCTCCAATGTATAATTCTGCCATCTTTTCTCCTATTCTGCCGGTATGGTAAGTACCTGCCCCGGATAAATCAGATTCGGATTTCCGCCAATGACTGATTTATTCGCATTGTAAATCAGGGTATACTTTGCACCGCTGCCATAAAATCTTTTTGCAATGTTCCACAGACAGTCACCTTTAACTACGGTATATGTCTGTGCTGCTGTTTCCTTTGCCGGTCTGTTGCTGCTCTGCACTGCTTTTCCTGTCTGCATTGCTATTTTTACTGTCTTTGTCCCATATTCCCTGTACTGCTTTAATTTAATCTTTACTGTCAGGTCAAATCCGGCTTTTACCTCTTCTTTTATCTCATATGATTCCAGTGTCACTTTCATATTCGTATGAAATAACACTTTTCCACGAGGAAAATGCCTGGATACAATAAATTGAAATGGTTTTCTGCTGTTTTTCAGGGCTTCAAACTGATTCAGATAATATCCCGCATCCTGAAATCCGGAACGGTACTTCGCAAACGGATATTTTGTCTGCGGTATCATACATTCAAACTCAATATCCGTCAGCTTTGCCTTTTTCAGAATATTTATCTCGCCTTCGTCCATAAGGGTAACCTGCTTATTTGCATTATTAATCTTTATCTGCATCTTTTCCGGAGTTACCGGAAGGAGGCAGTTTCCCATATAAAAATCATATCCTTTACTGCTCATTAGTAATGCACTCCTTCCGCCATGACCTGTACTGCATTATTTACTGCTTCTGTCAGTCCTTCCACAAATCCGTCCAGGTCATCTGTTCCCTGTACAATGTTCTTCATGCCTGACTGGTCAATATTAATCTCTGCCGTGGTAAAACGGTTTATGGTCTCCTGCTCTGCCAAATCCCTCAGGTATTTCAAATCTTCCTCGGTAATATCCATCTTATCGTCTATTGAATCGACGGAGCTTGCCATATCGGATAAATCTCCCTCGAACATATCTGCGTAATCATCCGGATTTGGTATGTCTGTCTTTCCAAATACATCCGACAGTTTAAACTCACCCACTTCATCTTCCAGTTCCGCACCGACACTGTAGCCATATTCCCAGGCTCCCTGATATGAAATCCGATCAAATGTATAATCCGATGCATCCAGCAGCTCGAATGGAATCTCAACATCGTCGCCAATAACATCAGAAACCGCATCTTTGAATTTATTACGGAATCCGGATACTGCTCCTACAAGATCCGAACCAAGCACCGTATCAATTACTTCTGCCGCAGATTGCACAATTCCGATGACAAAATCGAGCATTCCGGATAACATATTCAAAATCGCCGCAATCGGATTTTGAAATGCAATCGCTACACTGTTTATCAATGTAATAATAAGATTCGCTACTTCAACACCAATACTGATAATAAAATTTACTACTCCGATGAATACATTATAGATAAATGCAGCTATTGTTTCTGCCACACCTACAATAATGCCTCCGGCAGAGATCGTCTTTCCGGTTATCTTATTAATCGCAGCAACTACAAGATAAATCGTTGCAATAACAGCAATAATCATAACCAGAATCCATACCAGAGGGCACGCATAAAGAGCTGCGTTTAATCCATTCTGTGCCGCAATATCTGCCGCAGTTGCTCTCGTCAGACTCCTGGTCGCCGCTGCATGCATCATCTGTGCAACTGCAACCACGAAATGTATTCCTCTGCCAGCCTTTCCAACTATATTTGCAAGTGCCTGTGCTGTATAATAGATTCCCAATGCAGCAGCAACTCCAAGTATTACCGGACCAATAAGTGACCAGTTATCGCTTACAAAGGCTGCTCCCTGTGCCATCAAATCAAATACATTCAGAGCCATATTTGCAAGTGTGGCAAGCATTTCCACAGCTCCATTGACAAAACTCTGAAGCTCCTCGCTGTTTGCCATATCGTTGGTTCTCTCCAGTACCGGCTTAAATGCCATAAGTGCAGTATTCTGCATGGACTGCCATACCTGCTGCCATGTCATTGGCATCGTATCAAATCTTTCATTGATTTCTTCACTGGCTGAGAAGATTGCATTCTTGACAATATCCGCTGTAAGTTCCCCTTCTTTTGCCATATCTCTGATTTTCCCAATCGGTGCATCCAGATAATCTGCTATGTTCCGGATAAGGTTCGGTGCATTCTCAAAAATGGAATTCAACTCATCGCCTCGCAGCACACCACTTCCCAATGCCTGGCTTAGCTGCAGCATGGCCGCGGAAGCCTCTCCTGTTGTTGCTCCGGCAATCGTCATTTGCTTTTGTACAAGATTGGCAAAACTTACTACCTCCGCACTGCTTCCAAATGCCTCACCGGCATTATTTCCCAGTCGTGCCACAAATGCAGCTGTCTTTGCATATTCTCCACGGGAATTCTGTGCAGATGCATAAATCATATTGCTCAGTTCTTCTGTTGTCTGAAGTCCGTCATTCATCAAATCAATACGGCTTACTGTCTGGGTAAGGCTGTCCGAAAGATTAAGTACTTTTCCAATACTCTGTATTCCAAGATACGCAGTGACTGCTCTCTTAACCATATCAACCAGTCCGGAGGCACTCTGCGTTCCCTGCTGAATCTGTTCATTAAATCTGCCCTGTCCGTCCGTATTATCCCGGATATACCGTTCCGTATTGCTTATCGTCTGTGACAGTCTCAGATATGCCTGATTTGCAGATTCCACATCCATATGCCCAAGTGCATCGTTTAATGCAGTCTGTTCCTGCACTGCCCGGTTCAGCTGCGTGCGGAGCTGTTCCAGCCCTGCATTCGCCCTGTCAGTTCCAAGATTCACCGGATTGGAAGAAATCTGTTGAATCCTTACCTGTAACTGTCCAATCCTTGCTCCGATACTTCCAATGTCTGTAACCGCTTCCTCAGGCAGCACTTCCATATTCTCTGCTGTCTGCCAGACCGTTCGCTGTATGTTGTTCATCTGCTGAAGCATGGCACTTGCACTCTGCACTTCATTCTCAAATCTCTGCACTCCGTTTCCATCAAATACCTGCAGATCACTCTGTGTATTCCATTTAATATTCGTAAGGCTTCGTATTGTCTCTCCGGCTGCCCTTGCCTGTTGTTCCACCTGACTGATGGTCCGGTTCAACTGATTATAGGATTCATTCAGCTGGCTTACATTTCCTTCCTCTATCGCCTGATTCATCTGCGACTGCAGGTTTACTATCTGGTTCATGCTGGATCGGATACTCTCATACTGCTGATTTACCATCGCTGCCGAATCATCGTTCAACAGACTCACATCCTGATTCTGCAGACTGTTCATCCTGTTCTGCAGTTCTGTAACCCTCTGGCTTGTCCGACTGATATCCTGTGAAGCTCCATCCGGCAATATATCCATACTCTGAGCCTGTTCATCTATTGTCCTCTGTGAATGGAATACTTCCTCTGCTACACTGTTTAAAGCATTCATCTCCTGCCTCATTCTTTCCACTCCAGAGCTGTCGAATACCTGCATATTGCTCTGCGTGTTCCACGATACAACAGGTGCCCTTGCCGGTGTTGTTCCTAATGATGCCAGTTCCTGATTCATTCTCTGTACTGCTGCCGTTGCCTGATCTATCTGTTCCTTTGCTGCTTCTACGGATGACATATTGACATCCGCATTCATTGCAGCCTGCATATCATACATGGAATCAACGGCAAGACTTATGGAGCTTACAATGCCGTTCAATATTGCTGAAAAGTTATCTCTTAATTCTATCTGTGTCTGAAGTGACATTCTTTATCTCCTCCGTCCTGCCTTTGCTTCGGCTTTTCTCTTTTCTTTCTTATCATTCTCAAGCTTAATCTGAATCGCTGCGATTACAAAAGCTTTTTCCTGCTCATCCATTTTCAGAAAAACAGATGGCAGGATATGCAGTTTCAGAAGGGCATAGTAGGCGTAATTTGCTTCCCAATCCCCTTCCTCGATTAGTTTTTTGCTTCTTCGACTTTTTCATCAAATCCTTTGGTGAATCCCTGGAACTGCTGCATCCATACAGAAAGCTCCTGATATTCCCCGGCATCATCCACCATAGCATATACCAGTTCTTCCGGTGTCATTGCTCCATAGGAATCCTGCAGATCCTTATCATACAGATCCGGTGTTACCGTTGCCTTTGCAATCATCTTCACCATATATTTGGCTGTATTCACTCTCGGCCGGAACATATTCGGCTTTCCTGTTACCTGTACATCCACAGTTGCCTCATCACGGATTTTTTCATTTTCCTCGGCTGTGATATGACGGAACTCCCATTCCAGTGGATTTCCCTTCTCATCTGTAAGGCTCTCTGTCGGTGCGTAGAATCCATTCTTACGTTCCTTTTTATTTTCTTTCATAAATCTGCTGAATTTTGACATATCTTTTTTTCCTCTCTTTCTGTTGCGACGTCGCAAAATTAAATTAATTTGTTAAGAATCCGTTCAGTTCCTTGAAGCTTTCCGGTATGGAGAAATCTTCAAAGGTAAAGTCCATATCCTCGTCCAGATAATCTGCATCTGCATCAAACTTTGCAAGGATTCCACCGTCTATGTTACAGTCAATTAAGATAATTGTCTGTTTACCAACCGTACTGGTCGGATCTTCATTCGTAATCTGCATATCAAAATAAGTGTCCTCACCGGTTTCCTTGTAGTCCAGCATCATCTGCCGGAATACACTCTGGTTATAGTGGAAAGTGGCAGAACCGGTTCCTTTCCATCCGGTTGCCTTGTTTCCTTTTCCTGTTTTTCCAAGAATCGGTACTTCCGTCTTTGTTTTTTCAAACTTCACCTCAACCTTGATTGCCTGCATGAAATTATATCTTCTGCTGCCGACAGTAATAAAACATTCTGCAAGACTTGCTGATATGGTATCTCTGGCTTTCATTGTTACATTTTTTGACATATGTTCCTCCTTACTGTACCGTTATGGTCATATATACTTTGCTCATGGTTCCAGCAACCTGTACGGTTCCAGTTACCACAACTGACTTTTTGGTATTTCCCTGTGTTACTTCCACATCGGAATCTGTAAAGTTTTCAATCGCCCCCACATCCTGCAACTGCTGTCTTATCTTTACCAGGTCTGACCAGAGTGAAATTCTTCCAGAATCATTGTTTGGCACTGTTCCAAGATATTTGGTATTAAACAGAACGGCATCTTCGTTTCCCAGCTGGTCTATTACCCGGATGGTCTGGTTGTCTTTAAAGATATCTCCGCACGCATCCGTCTCTGTTACCATGCTGTTAATGTCTTCCAGCACACGGATATCTGAGTTTACATTGTGCAGTACAAATTCACCTGCTTTGATGGCGGTCTGGAGTTCTGACTGGGTATACACTGTATTTACATTGAATTCTCCATCATATTTTTTATTCTGACAGGATTTGTTTACCATACAGCCACATTCTGCACCGGTTACCCAGTACACCAGTGCACTTTCCGGCCAGCCTTCTTCCTCTGTTTTATTTTTTACATTAATGACTCCCATGTAATCTGCCGGACTCTGGTATAATACCAGCTGGAATTTAATTCCGATTTCATCTCTCATACGTTTCACAAAGGAAACAAACATATTCTTAACTGTTTCATCCGTGGTTACGACTCCCATCGTATTGAATGTATAGGATTCGATTCTGTCCGCATAATTCTGATACGATTTTCCATCCACTGTGCCATTCGTTCCGCCGGTCAGAGGTTTGGCCGCCGTCTTTGCAAGTACAGCTTCACTTTTAAAGTCAACATAATCATTGCTTTTGAGTTCATCCGCCTTCGCAACTGTCTGTGTGTCCAGCTTTATACTCTCCAGATATGTAATGACGTCAAACATGCTGGTATTATCTGCATTTTCCTGTATTACAATCCTGATATCATTTCCACGCGTACCGCTGTATTTTGCCGTAGCATAATCATTTGCCGCCTTTGTACCGCCGCCATTTAAACGGTATGCGTGAAGGGTACTTGCACCCCGGAACAGTTCCCTGAGTCCTTTCATCTTTTCATGCTCATATGCATACCCAAAAAGAGTAAGGCTGTTTTTCTGAAACTCTTCACTGGAAACCGTGAATACACTGCCTTCTTTTCCCCAGTCAAGTTCCAGCGGCATAGTTGCAATGCCTCGCTCTGATAATTCCGGAGTGGATGCTGCAGCGGAAACAAAATTAATGTATGTTCCCGGAAGCACCTTATTCTGTGTTGTAAAACTTCCTCCTCCTAATGCCATATTAATTCACCTGTCCTTTCATAAAATCTTCGATACTTTTTTCTGCCTGCTGCATGGTATATAATTCTCCATCTTTCAGCAGTGCATTCAGTAAGTCTTTTCTGTTCTCGTATTTCTTCGCATGAAGAATCTGTTCTTTTGTATACTGCTTCTGTGCAGGCTGCATATTCTGTTCTGTTTTCTGTTTTTTCTCTGTCATATTATCACTCTTTTACTCCTGTATCTGTTCTGATTCCCTGCATTTCATCTTCCTGTTTCCTGCTGCATATTGTGAAGAAGTTATAATTTATAAAGAAATTCAATACTCCATCTTCCGTCCGGTAACGCATATCCGTTCCCCGGATGGAGCCTGCTTCTGTTTCAATCACTTCAAGAACATCTGTCATCCGTTCTGCTGTCCTGTTGCATTCAGCATACTTTTCCTCTGTCTCTGGAAAATACTGGATGCAGAAATAGTTCCTTCTCAGGTACCGCCCGCCCGGATAGTGTCTTACCGACGGTTCCAGTGTATTAATCAGAAAGCATGGTTCTTTCAGATCCTGACTGATTTCCTCCATGTAAATCTCATGGCTTTCGCCAAACTCTTCATTTAATGCCCTGCTGATTGCATATATAATCTCATTAATCATGAAATGCCCTTTCTAAAAACTTAGCAATTTTCTTTTCCAGAATGGCCGGAGCCTGTTCCTTTAACTCCTGTTCGGATATGGTCATAATGAACTTTCCCATAACCCATTTTTTATGATCTACGGTTCTGTGTCCATATTCCACATACTTTGCATATTCCACCGGATTAATAATTTCTATCACATACCGGTCTCCCTCCTGCTGTATCTGCAGCTGTTCCGCATAGGTTTTCGCTGCTGTCTTTGTCTGTCCGGTCCATCCTCTTCTCAGATTTCCCGTGACCGTGACTTTATCCGTCCGCTTAATAATCTTTCTTAATAATCTTGCCGCCAGTTCTTTTGCACATGCCTGTATAAATGCCTCTGTCTCCGTTTCTCCCATGCGTTGTATTTTATCCCGGAACTTTTCCAGGTCACGCAGATTGAATCTTCCCAGTCCTGCCATTATGACCACCTCTCAAACAGTTTCAATTTGATTTCCTGATGTGTCGCATACCTTGCAGCAGAACCGGAATTGCTGTAGGAGATAGTCAGCCCCTGATGTATCACATCTATTCTGCTTCCTTCCGGAATCTCCGGTTCCGGTGGCAGAAATAACTTTACCGCCATTTCTTTTTCTGCTGCCCCCTGAGTATCCTTTGTCGTGGACACGGTTTCATAGGAAAGTCTACATGGCTGATTCTCTGCCACCAGTACTTCTTTTTTCGCCGTTATTTTTGTTTTTTCGTCCTTTTCGGACTTCCTGACATAAATATTACAGACATCTTCATAAAGTGCCTCTACAGCCTTCCTGTGAACCCTCCTGACTCTTTCTATCTGTTTTATCAAAATACAATCCTCCGGTATCTGTTTAAAACCGGTCTGTAATTCTTCAGCACAGTATCTTTAAAATGTTCATCCACATACTGCCGGAATGAAACAGAAGTATCACCTTCCGTCATGGAGGATACCGGGCCGGAAGCACTCTCCTCCTGCCCGATATTTTCATTCCGGTATAAATCCACTGCCATACGGTATGCTGTCTGTTCCAGTCCTTCCGGTATTTCTTCCACATTACAGTAATTTTTTATGATTTCTTCCACATTTTCCAGGATAAAATCCAGGATGTTATCCACAGAGGAACTGTCAGCCGGCTGTTCCTCTGTACCGTTATCCGGCTGCTCTTCCCGGTTCTCATTTAATCCCAGCAATATTTTCAGTCTTTCTCTGTCCATCTTTATCCAACCTTATGCTTCAGGGCTACAACACGGAGCTGTTTCGGTTCATATACCGGCTTCCAGTTTTCAGCCATCTTTAATTCCGCTCTTGTCGGAGTCTCTACATGTTCCCTTTTCTGGCCGGTATAGGCTACCCCTCTCATATGAAGGATATATGCTTTTCTGTTAATCAGATAATCAATACCACCGCCGTTCTTCTTATCCCTGTCCATTTCAGTCGCAACATGACCCACTGGATTTCCATTCCCCAGTGCAATCGCACCCTGGCTGAATAAATATGTGGTATATACGTCTCCGTCCACCGGGCATCCGTCATCTACCGTGACACGTCTTCCCTGATATGTCTCAAATTCTACATCTGTGGAATCTCTTTCTGTTTCAATCAGATTCTGCTTTTTCAGATAAGCCTTTGTTGCACTGTGCATGGCAACATCGGTAAGCAGTCCCTGTGCATCTCCCATCAGCTGGCAGGCATCAATAAATGCAGATGCACTGATGCATTTCGCTGCTTCTGTTTTCATGGTTGTAAGATCAAGGATATGGTCCTTCATCGGTGTAGTTGCCGAACCACCGTCCGGAGTGTATGTGCCAAAGATTCCTGCCAGAAGGGCAATGAGTTCTTTCTGCATATCCCTCGCCCAGAATCCCGCCACAAGGTCACCGATCGCTTTCATCGGATCTGCTCCTGCCAGTGCTGCGGAAAGATTTGTTGCCGCCCACATCTTCTGTCTTAATAATGTCGTGGATACATCTTTGTTCGAGCCAATCTTTGCCGCTTCCATTACCTTCCCTTCCAGTGTTTCTTCGGAATCTCCGGTTAAATCTTCAAAGAACGGCATATTATGGGTTCTTGCTGCTTCTGATGCAAGCCGGTCAAATTCCGGACTGTTTACGATGATTCCACTGTTTACCAGTGCACTTAGTTCCATTGTCCGGTTAATCACATACGGATTAAATAACTCCGGCACAATAATGTCTGATATCTTTGTTTCTGCCATATTTTACTTCCTCTCTTTCTCCTATAAGGTGATACCTGCCGCCGCAGCCAGTATCTTTGCCTGTTCCGGATTACTCTTTAACAGTTCTCCCTGTTTTGTCAGATTGTAGCTTTCCCTGGCAAACGGATTGTCTGTTGCACCTCCTGAGCCGCCTTCCGGATGATACTGTGGATTTTCACTTTTTCCAAACAGATGAGCCATCGCTTTGTCTTCCCTGTATGCTTTGAGCTGTTCTTCCATGCCGACCGGATGATTCTCTTTGTCAAACGTGAATTTCTCTACACCGCCGGCTTTGTAAATCAGGTAATCCGGATCCGTTACTCCCTGCTTTGTCATCTGCTCTTTTAATGCATATTCTCTGGCCGTCCGTTCTGCTGCCTTCTTTAAGTTCTGGATTTCTGTCTCATAATCCCCGACCTTCTTCTGCAGTGTTTCATTATCCTTATTTTCTGCTTTTAAGGTGTTGATTGTGTCGTTTGCGGTCTTTAACTCTTTAATCTTGTCATTAAATTCCGTCTTTGGAACTGCATGCTGTGGAAATTCCTTCTGTACTGCATTCATGACTGCATTTACATCCAGTTTTCCATCTTCTGTAATCTCTGCCTGTTCCAGTATTGCTTTTAACCATTCCATTGCTGTTCCTCCATAGTTTTTTATTCCGGTACTGCCGGTAGTGGATTGTCCGGTTATTCTCCCGGCTGAGTATCTAGTTTTACGTCTTTGCGGACAAAAAAAAGAAACCAGTGTACTTTCCGGTTTCTTATTATCATTCTTCTATTCTGTTGCGACGTCGCAAGAATTTGCGGCATAAAATTGGGCATCCCCTTATTCAAACTTTCTTGTTATCGGATTTTTATATAATTCCGTCATAACCCCCTCTTCATCAGTTCTATCAGCATATCCCTTTGCTAACTCCCGAAAATGTTGCTGAACTTCTTCATCCTGAAAATCCAAATCCTGAAATTTTTTTCTCTTTTCTCTAAATTCCAAACGCGTATTAATTTTTAGAAATTCATCCTTTAAACTCATAAAATCACTCCTTCGATTAATTTCTTTGCTTCAATGGAAATACTTTCGTGATTCATATACTTTCTAAATATTTCTGATATCGTTTCACCTAATAAGTCCGTATTTATTGTTCCATCCAAATTTACTATATCATTCAAATTTAACGCATATAGTCGTGACTGATATTCACTCTCAAACCGTTTTCCTTTTAAAAGAAATATATCAAAAGCATTTCCTTTTGTATCATAATAAGTTTCTATTATTATATCATCAATCGTCAGACCGTCAACCAAATATTTTTTATATTTCTCCACTGCTTCCTGATTCATCATATAATTTTCTATCAAATGGCCAAATTCATGAAAAATATCTTCTTTCTCTGCCCCCACGGCAACTCTAATTGTTTTATTCAAAATATCACAGGAACTGCCTTCATATCCAAATTCAAAAGTTACATTTCTAAAATTCTGTTTAACCTTTTCAGGCAATTCATCAAATACCGATGAAACGATCATCATATCATTAAGCTTTTCTTTCGCATTAATATCCGAACCTGGTTTCGTAGAAAATTTAATATCTGGTTTTATACTATCTCTATCTTTTATCTCTACATCCTGTCCTACATACTTTTTCTTCCACTCCTTATAAGTCATATCCGCCGGTACGTCGTATGTATCGCCGTTTTCTTTTCTTGCTCCACGTTTTTCATTTACGGTAAATTCATCATGGAAGTATGGACAGGTGCAGCCCCTGCATCTTGGATGAAACGGCGGTGCCGTTACACCGACTTCATATTCTGACATAGTAAAATGTTTTCCATCCATCTCACCACAGAAACTGCAGGTAAAGGAATCCAGAGTTTCCTCTATCTCATATTCTTCGATCTCCAGTTCTTTAAAACAGCTCTGCTGTGCTTTCATGGTGATGGCTGCTGCCTCTGTCTGTACCAGTGTCTTTGCCTGTGTTCTTTTTACTCCCATGGTTTTCGCCAGCCTGGCTGCTGCCCGATCCGGATGCTCTCCCCGGATGATGCACTGTGTCAGTTCCGTATTCAGTTCCCGTACCAGTTTCTCTTTGTTCTCCCAGATACGGTCCGAGAATATCTTTCCATCCTGTGCCCATGGTGTGGTAAGAACAATATCTATCTGTCTGGTATTCAGCTGTGACAGGTTGACACCCACTCCGGTTCCTTTGGCTATCTCGTATGCCGTTTCATAAAATCCGTTTGTATAACGGTTCGTAAGAAGCTGTGTCATTCCTTTTTCATACTGCGTATATAATTCTTCTGCGTGCTGCTGTAACTGAATCTTCATACTCTGCAGATAACTGATATGTACGTTTGCGGATGCATTTTCCAGTTCTTTCATCCATTCCTGGTTTAATGCATTCTCTTTTCCTTTTCTGATATATTCCCATACACTCCACTGGAACTCTTCCAGTTCGGATTTGTTTAAGAACTTTGCTGCTGAGGCATAGGATATATTGTTGTTTTCCGCAAGCCTGTGATACCAGCGGTCAATATCCATCTGTATCTGATTGTTCGCACTGGTAAATTTTTTCTTCAGTTCCTCGTAATATGCCTCACTTTCCCGGTATCCTTTTTCCTCCAGAGCCCGCATCCTCTCTCTCCAGTACTCCCTGTTATTCATCTGTTACCTCTGAATCTTTCTTTTTTGACTCTTTCTCCGCCTCTTCATCCTGTGCTTCATCCTGTGCTTTATCAAATGCCCTGCCATATTGTTCTTCTCTCTGCTGCTCTGCTGCCTGTTCTTTTTCCAGCTGCTTTAATTCCGCATCTGCATCTTCTACCAGCGGATGATTCTTCAGAATTGTTTTCTGACTGACAATTCCGACAGAATCCCGGCATATCTGTGCCAGTTCCACATCGTTTTTTATACTGGTTCTTGTCCAGGTCTGCACAATACTTCCGCATGTGATTCCGGCACTTTTACAGATTACACGGATTAATCTGGAAAAGCCTAGTCTGAACTCTGTTTCCATCAGTCCTGTTTTCATCTCCAGCAGGGCATACATGAATTTCAATGCCTCACCGGACTGGTTGCCGAAATTTTCCGGCTGCGGGTCAAATCCCTGCCCCTGTTCAAATATGGCTTTTCTAGTTGCTTCCAGTACACTGTTTCTTGCTTCAATCGGTATTTGGATGCTTATGGTGTTCACACCTGTTTTTCCATCTTCATCTCCGTCCAGCTTTATCGTTTTATACTTCTTCAGGTCATTCAGAAATTCATTCAGATCCGTACCGCCATATCCGGTCAGAACAAAGATAAGTTCCTGGATATCATCCAGGTCATTGATAAAGCCGCTGTAGACTTTGTCATAAACATCTATCAGCGGCTTTATATTCCTCAGGTCATCCATATGCACATTGTTATTCCAGAACGGGATAAAAGGGACTTCACCCCAGTTATGCTTGTACTCGCTTGCATTTTCTCCGCTCTCCTGTACAAACATACTATATGGCAGCAATCCTTCTTCTACGGTGTCTGCGATATTCCGGTAAAATGCCTGACATACTGTTTCATTCCAGTATTCATACACTACATATCTGTCTCCCGTTTCTTCATGCATTTTGGAATACATACGGAGCACACCCAGCAGTTTCTTTTTCAATCCGGTATCAAATACCGGTATAATCTGTTTACTGTCTGTCACAGCCCATTCAAAACCATTTTCTCCCTGCCAGTAATGAATCCACCCAACCGAACAGTTCGATGCATTCACACATAACTCCATACAGTTTTTTGCATATTCATCTCCCAGCATCTCCGTAATCCGTTTATTCTCTTTTGTATTTCCGATATCAAACAGAGGCGGAGCCGTAAAAGCATAGGCTGCTTTCTGATTCACAATCAATCCATGAAAATTTCTCGGTATGCGGTTATCTGCATTTCTGAGTGTCTTTTCTTCCTCACTCTTTTTCTCTTTGAACATAATGTCAGTTTCATTCCGGTAATAACGCTCTCCCGTTTCTGCCCGGATAACAAAATCAGTATGTCCATATTGATATTTCGCTATCAGCCGTTTCATGGCTTCCAAATTCATCTCTTTTTACCTCCGCTTATGTTAATATACTGATGCCCTGTGGTTTACGAATAATGGTAAAGCAGAAGTATCTGACTGCATCCATTGCATGGTCTCTCTGTTTTACCGGCTTATCTTCTCCTTTTCCGGATGCTTTTTCATCCCAGACATATGAAGCAAATTCTTTTCTTGTATTGATACAGCCTTCATAAAAAGCGATTTCCTCCCGGTTCAGTAACGAAGCCACATACCGGATTCCGTCCAGTACATTATTTCTTGCTTTCTTTATCTTGTATCCTCTCTTTTTCAGTTCTGCAATAAAAGAAGCTGCGGCTGGATCTATGATGATTTTTTCCGGCTTTATCCCATCCAGCCATTCTTCCAGGTCATCCGCATACTCTGTATCTGTTTTCTGGCTTCCTTCCTCTCTGCCGCTGTAATAATATTCCCGGCTGCAAATCCATTTTCCGGAGCTGTCCTGATACCACAGTAAAAATACGGTTGCATTCTGCGTTCCATAGTCGCAGGATACATAATACTTATCTGCTGCCTGAATGTCTTTTACCAGATGCTTTGCATTATCAAACATATCATAGATAACACCTTCCGCCATTACCCATAATCCTGCGATATATCTCTGATAGAACACTCCGCTGAAACCTGATTTATATCTTTCTTTGATTGCTTCTGATAAACTCAGGTTATCGTCCATCGTAAAGTGCAGATACAGGATATTTCTTTCCCTGCATTTGTCGATCCAGTCTGTTTTGAACCAATGATATGGTCCGTCCGGATTGCAGTTAAACCAGTACTTTGAGTTATCCACGGAACATCTTGCAATCGCCTGTGTGACAAATGACTGCGGCATAAGAGCCACTTCATCAAAAAAAACGCCCGCAAGTGTAATTCCCTGAATCAGGTCCTGCGAACGTTCGTCTTTTCCACCAAAGATATAAAAATTATTACTTACATTTCCTTTTGTTACCACCACAAGGTTATCTGCCCTGTATTCAGTTATGGTATAACCTCTTGATTTCAGCATGGCTTTTAACCAGAACAATACATTTCTCCGGAAAGAACCGATTGTCTTTCCGCACATGGCAAAATTCTGTTCCCGGAATCTCGTCATAGCCCATATTACGAAGCTGAGCGACATACTTACCGTCTTACCGGAACGGATGGAGCCATCTGCAATGATTCCATTCGCATCTTTTACCGGGGAACTGTCACACCACCAGTTCAGAACTTTTCGCTGTTTTTTGGAAAACGGCTGGAACTTAAATGTCTGTCTTACTATCCTCTTCATCCGTCCAGTCCTCTCCGGCAGTTGCATTCAAAGCTTCAATAAATCCATCATCTGCCTGCTCTTCTGTTGCAAAATCCATATGCTCTGACAGCCATTGCAGTGCCTTCATCCTGTCCGGCAGCTTAATACTGACACCGGTCTTTCCTTCTTTGACTTCACTTATAAGTGTTCCGTCTACCATATTGCTGTTCCTAAGCTTTACCCGGTCTTTATTCCACTCCGCATAATCTGACATATCTGCAAATGCAATGTCTATGTATTTCTGGAAAACATCATTTTCTTCCAGAAGTTCCCTGTTGAGTTTTTCCTGTTTCAGTTCCCGTATTCTTGTTTTTATGTTAATATTTGTTAATAATTTAGATGCTGCTGCCCTTGCAGAATCATAATCACAGTCATATGCTTTCTGATATGCTTTTGTTGCATTGAAGCACCGTACAAAATACAGGCAGAACATCTGCTGTTTCTCTGTCAGTTCACTGTCTGCCGGAGTTACTTCCACTTCCTGATTTTCTCCCTGTTTTACGTTCTGTTTGTTCCTCTCTTTTGTATGCATACTTTTTGATGTTTTTGTATGCATACCCTGTCTGCTCCATCCGTATCTCGTTTTCCAGCTTTTTACGGTTGCAAGACTCACACCATATTTTTCCGCAATATCTTTGTACTTCATACCCGACATGTAATCTTTTTCTGCCAGTTTATAATCTGCCACAACACCACCTTCCGATCTATCTGTTTACATGAAAAAAAGACACCTTCCGATGCCTTTTTTCCTCACGTCTTTTTTTACAAGGAGATTTCACTTAATTGCCCTGTGCAGTTCCTACAGTTTTGCACGATACAATTATAAATCATTCATTTTACTATGTAAATGTCACGTTTTTTTCATTTTTTAGTCATCCGTGTCAAGTCCCCAAAGCAAAGTGGACAATTCTTTCAGGATTCCTTTGATCCACCTTCTTGGTGTGCTCTCACCTGTTTCCAGTTCTTCTGCTATCTGCTCATACCCCACTCCCTCCATGAAGTACATTTCAAATGCCCTGTATTCCTCTTCTCTTCCAGCCTCTGTTCTTCTGCGTTTTATCTCATCCACCGCCCGGTCAATGTGACTCTTTATAATCATTGTCCGGAATCTTGTTCTGCGGACACTTCTTAGATAGATTTCTTCTTTCTCATTTGCATATTCTGCTGCCACCTGATTTCCTTCCGACACTGCATTTTCAATGTGAAATACCGCATCCCGGTAACACTTCATCAGTGCGTAGGTGTCATGATATCTGCTTTTCTTCTGTTTCCTTTCCTGCTCACTGATACATTCCTCTGCTGC